TCCTTTCATTTCACTCAAAAGGGTGCTATAATGAAAAGGCAGTAAGGTTCCGCCAAGAATTTACTGCCCTCTGCTCCCCCTGGTGCTGGAACACCGGGGGAGTTTTTTTATTTTATGCGTCCCACATATAGCCGCAGTTCTGGCAAACGCATTTTGAAATATGCCGCTGCTTCAATTTCTGCTTTTTGGGGGCAAAAATTTTGACGATTAGAGCGGGTACGGTGAGAAACAGCCATTTGATTGGGACCCAGTACCACCCCACGAGGAGCCACCAGACAATTCCGTGGTGTTTGTTTTTCAGCTGGGTCTCGGTGACGACCTGGACATTAACATTCTGGCTCTTACATTTCGGACAAATCATTTTTTATTCTCCTTTGTTTTTATTGCAACTCTGGCAGATGGCATCGCCATGCCGGAGGAGCTTTTTTATTTTTTGCTCGCGGTTCTTGTGGGGCGAAAGTCCCGTTTATTGTACTCTATGTATTTTTGCGGGTTGACAAAATAGAACATATGTTCTATAATTGCGCCACCAAATCAAAAACGGAGGGTCACACAATGGACGAACGGAAGGAACTGATAGAAAAGATTATTGCACTGTTGGAGGGCGGAACCGTCCAGCAACTGCGGGTCATTTACCGAATGTTATTACACAGGCATTGATAGAGGCCGGGGCTTATTGCCCCGGCTTTTCATTTTTGCCCATCATCGTATTTAAGATCCGCTCTACCGTCTCCCAGTCCTCTGGGCTGAGATTGGCAAGCCCCAGAAACACCCGCTTTCGGAATGCGTCCGGCTCATCGGCTGTCACAGCGTCAAACAGATCACCGAGGGCGTCCTCTACCGTGTGGACTACATACATTTCGCCCTCGCCCGTGCGGAGCCAGTGTTCGTTGACGTTGTATACACGGCACAAATCAGCAATGGTTCTGTCTGCCAGTTGTCGCTTTCCTGTCTCGACCAGTGAGATATAGTTTTTCGTCAGGTCAATAGACAGCGCAAACTTTTCTTGACTTAATCCTAGCGACTCTCTGACCGCTCTAATCCTTTGGTTCATTAAACTACCTCCTCTCCATCTGATTGATGTTATTATATCACTCGTATCACACACTGTCAAATATTTTTTGAAAATAATAGTTGACATGGCACACAGAGTATGATATTATAATCACACAACGTCAATCAGCAAGTCGAAAGGAGGCGAAATTTATGGAGGCGTACATTTTCCCCGAGGGACTGGACGAAGAGCGGATTGCGATTGCAAAGCGCCTGGCGCAGTTTGCCGCGACCGCTGACATGGCGGACGTGCTGCGGCTGGATACCATCATCCAGACCACCGCAAACATCCGGGCTACGGATGCCCAGCGGGCGGCGCAGGAGCGAGCGGGATGACCCCAACGACAAACCCCATGGATTTAGATAAAGGAGGTAACCCCCATGCAAGCAGGATACATGAGCCCTAAGGAGGTGGCAGCCCTCTGGGGCGTGGACGATCAGACCGTGCTTCGGCTGATCCGCACCGGCAAGCTGACCGGCTTTAAGATCGGCAGGCTGTGGCGGGTGTCCCCGGACGCTCTCCGGGCCTATGAGGAGGGCAACAGCCGGAAGGCCCTGCCCTCCCTCAACAAGCGCAGGATCGTGACCAGGATCACATAAAAATCGCCCCCACCGGACGGCCATCCGATGAGGGCAGGTAAGAGACAGGCCAATAGCCTCCGTGCCTATTATAGCACGGAGAGACAGAAAAAGGAAGTGCGAAAATGAAAACCACAAAAGAGCAAATCACCTATTACACCACTGAGGACGAGCAGGTAGAGGCCATGGTCAACGGCCAGAGCGACGCCATTTTTGAAACCCGCCGCCGCAAGGCCATCCGCCGCATTACACGCCCCATGCTGATTATGCTGGCGCTGACATTCGTTGCCTGGCTGATTACGTTGCTGGGCCTTTTGGGTCTGGTTGACTCCATCGCCGCCGAGGCTGCCAAGGGCGTCTGTCTGGTGGCCACAATGATCTCCGCCGTCGTGGTGACGGTCCGGGTGATGGGAGGTGTGGACTAATGGCAAAAGCAACGCCAAAGCCCGGAGAAATCTGGACGTTTACGGACGCATCCATGCAGACCAGAGAAGCGCTGATTATCAACACGTTTGAGGACGGTTATGCGCTCAGCGTGCTGTTACACCCCTTCCGCAAAGGCCCCGTTAGATATGAGGTTCCGGGCATGGGCGGCATTATGTACGCCGACCCACGCAAGATCAATATCCGCCATACCGATGCGTTTACCGGGTTCTCCCGTGGCGTGACGCCGGAGGCTCTGGCTGAGTTCCGCACCAGAGCGGCAGAGGGCATTGGATTCCTCTCACCCGATGGTGACGGGCTGACACAGCAGTTAAAGGCATCTCAGGCGTCTGTGGCCTCTATGTCCGAGAAGATCAAGGAACTTACCATCTACAAGACTATCTATGAGCAGTTTTTAAAAGCCTGTGCGGACACCATGCAGAGCAAGCCGGCGGAGGAACCGAAGCCACACACCGAGCCGGAGAAAACGCCGGAGCCGGAATCGGCGAAGCCGCTGTCAAAGATAGAGCAGAATCGGCTCAAGGTGCAGGAGAACCGAAAGAAATACGGGCCGAAACAGTCGTATATCGGCGTCAAGCTGAAAACGATAGGCATGCCGCAGGTGGCACTTGACCGCCTGATTGGCAGGAGTGACGGCTGTGTTGCACACTGGGTCAGAGGAGACAGCAAAGCACACTGGATCAGCATTGAACGTATCATCCCCGGCATCGAGCAAGAGGCTGAGGAGTGGGCAAAGAATCAGGAGGAGAAGAAATGAACGACAAGGAAGCCATTGTAAACGCCTTTGAACTGTACATGGACGGATTGAGCAACGCCTATAGCGGCGCATGGTCGGAGCATCTGCCCGAAATCCGGCTGTTTTGCCGCCTGCTGGATGCCGCTGAACGGACGGGCTACATCAGCGTGTACAGCGGAGAGGAGCCGAACGATGCATGACCCGCTGCCATGGGGCTACCCCGCATGGGGCGGGGCGCCGGAGGATGACGGTAGACGCCCGGTCTGCCGTTGTGCCAGATGCGGAGCTGACCTTCTCCCAGGAGACAGGGTATTCCGGGTGCGATTTACAAAAATCGTCTACTGCCGGGGATGCGTAGACGAGGAGGTGCTGGACGATGACGAGTAACGGCTGCACCGAGTACACCACCGGGACATTGACCGTCAATTTTGATAAGGAGGAAATGACACATGAGCGAAAACTATTTTTCCGTGCTGAACGGGATTAACGTCAATGGAAAAACGGAGAAGAAAAACGGCCTGACTTATCTTAGTTGGGCGTGGGCATGGGGTGAAATAAAGAAACTCCACCCGGATGCGACATACACCATCTACGACAACGCTCAGGGCTGGAATTATCACACTGACGGCAGGACAGCTTGGGTAAAGACGGGCGTGACAATTAACGGCATAGAGCACATCGAGGAACTCCCCGTCATGGACTATAAAAACAAGTCGATCTCGCTGGAACAGCTTACATCGTTTGACGTAAACAAGACAATCCAGCGGAGTTTAACAAAAGCCTGTGCCCGTCACGGACTCGGATTGTACATTTATGCCGGAGAGGATTTGCCGGAGGGAGAAGAACAGCCGGAGGCAGTTGTCATTTGTGAACGCTGCGGGAATCAGATTGCACCTGTCCGAAAGCGTGACGGGTCTACATGGCACGTAGAGAGCATGGCGAAGTTTAGTAAAGGCAAGTTTGGAACCGCCTTATGCGGGGAGTGCATGAAACAGGTGCAGAAAGAGCAGGGCACATGAAAACCCCGGTTGACGTAGTCAAAGGCAGAATCGTTGACATTGACGAGCGGAGCGGAACCGTCACTATCTGCGCCCATTATGACGACTGGCACACGCTGGTAAAGCGTGGGTACAAGGAGTGCATGGTGCAGATGGTGGACAGCCGCCAACTTTCGGACAAGCAGAGACGTGCCTGTTATGCACTCCTCCGGGAGATTGCAGATTATACCGGGCAGGACACCGGGGAGACGAAAGAGTGGATGAAGATCAAGTTTTTAGCGGATGACCTGAACGAGACAGCAGACAAGATTTTTTCCCTCTCCAACGCCCCCATGAGTCTTGTGTGTGCGTTCCAGCGGTATCTAGTGCGGTTCATTCTCAACTGGGACATCCCGACACGCTTTCCCCTTCTGGGATTTGTGGACGATACCGCCGATTATGTGTATAGCTGCCTGATTAACAAAAAATGCTGTATCTGCGGCAGACACGCCGACCTGCATCATGTGGAGCGGGTCGGCATGGGGCGAAGCCGGGACGAGATTATACATGAGGGCATGGAGGCGCTGCCCCTGTGCCGTGAGCATCACACCGAGGCGCACACCATGCCCGACGAGGATTTTTTCAGCCGTTATCATTTGGACGGCGGTATTACGTTGGATAAGACATTGTGCCGTATTTACGGCCTGAAAACAAGGAGGAAACAAAATGCTTAACCACATCACCATCATGGGCCGCCTGACCCGTGATCCGGAGCTTCGGCAGACCAACAGCGGAACCGCTGTGGCGTCCTTTACTCTGGCAGTAGACAGGGACTTTGCAGACAAGGCCACCGGACAGCGGGAGTGTGATTTCATCGACTGCGTATCCTGGAAGGGAACGGCTGAGTTCGTCAGCAGATACTTCACCAAGGGCCGCATGGCGGTGGTCGAGGGACGGCTCCAGATCCGTAACTGGGAGGACAAGAACGGCAACAAACGCAAGAGCGCCGAGATTGTCGCCGATCACGTTTATTTCGGGGACTCCAAGCGTGACGGCGGCGGCACAGGAACACCGTACACAGCGCAGGGAGCGCCGCAGAATGACGGATATGCAGAGCTGTCCGACGATGACGGCGACCTGCCGTTTTGAGTATGGCAGGGACGAGTAAATACCACGCCCGGAAAATCACCACGCCAGAGGGCACCTTTGACAGCCGCAAAGAGTACCGCCGCTGGATGGAGCTTTGTCTCCTCCAGCGTGGCGGGGTGATCTCCGATCTGCGCCGTCAGGTCGCTTACACCCTCATTCCGGAGCAGCGGGAGCCGGACATCACCGGCCCCCGTGGCGGGGTGAAGCGGGGCAAGCTGATGGAGAGACCCGTGGACTATGTGGCTGATTTTGTCTACCAGAAGGACGGGCAGACCGTCGTGGAGGACAGTAAAGGCGTGAGGACAAAGGACTACATCATCAAGCGGAAACTCATGCTCTGGGTGCATGGCATCCGCATTTTGGAGACGTGAGGTGAGAGTGTGGAGAGCAGGTCACAATTTACTTTTTACAGGAGCTTTGCGGACGCGTTGAAGCGTATCAGGAAAAAGGCAGACCGGGCGGACGCTTATGACGCCATCTGTAATTATGCTCTGTACGGCATCGAGCCGGACATGGATAAATTGCCAGATGCCGCCGCTATCGCATTTGACCTCATCCGTCCGAATCTGGACGCAAGCAAGCGGAAAGCAGAGAGCGGAAAGCGTGGAGGAAATGCCAAGCAAGCAGAAAGCAAACCGCAAGCAAACCGTAAGCAAACCGTAAGCAAACTACAAGCAAACCGCAAGCAAGGGGAAACTGCAAGCGAGAAAGAGAGAGAGATAGAGAAAGAGAAGGAGAAGGAGATAGAGATAGAGAACGAATGTTGTTACCCCCTACCCCCTACTGCCAACGCCGAACTAGCAGAAGTCTTTGCGGCCTACACAGACAGGATCAACCCGTTTGCCTCGGAGATGGTACGGGCGGAGTTGGAGCATTACGTCAAAGCCGTTGGCAAGGAAGTCGTGCTCTGGGCATTTGCTACGGCGTTGGACGCAAAAAAAGCAACATGGCCGTATATCCAGTCCATTCTCCGGGACAAAGAGCGCCGGGGCGTGAAATGCCTGGCAGACTTGCAAACGCAGGGGGCCAGACGGGGCGATGATAAGCCGAGGCCGAAAGAACGGAGATCGTTTTCCGAGCTGATTGCGGAACAGGAGGGCATGACATGACGCAGAGAGAAGCTGCTGCCGTTATGGACGTGCTGACTGTTGCATATCCGGCGTTCTACGCCAAACAGGGGGACGGGGAAAAACTCAACGCCGTAAAACTCTGGGCGACTATGTTTGCAGATTATCCTGCCGCTGTGGTTTTGGCGGCTGTTCAAGCCTTTATCGCCACGGATGAGAAAGGGTTCCCTCCTGCAATCGGTCAGATCATGGCGAAAATACGCATTGCAACAGAACCGGAAGGGCTGACGGAGCAATCAGCCTGGGCGCTGGTCAAGCGTGCCGTGAAGAACGGTTTATACGGCTACCGGGAAGAATGGGACAAGCTGCCGCCGGAAGTCCAGTCGGTCGTTCACGCTCCCGAGGTGCTGAAAGAGTGGGCGACGATTGACGAGGGAGAACTTGATACCGTTGTCGCGTCCAACTTTCAGCGCAGTTACCGGACGGTTGCACAGCGCAAAGCGGAGATCGAGAAAATACCGGCGCAGGCCAGAACGCTGCTGTCAGGGTTCGCGGAAAGGATGGCGTTACATGATTGATCTGGAGAGAATGGCGGCACGCAACGAGCCGATGCCGCAAGGCTTAGACGTCGCCCAGCAGATGCTCTATCAGGGTCTGCGTCTGCTCTATGCCCGTCACCGGGAAGACGACGTAGACGCTGAGACCGGGAAGCAGGAAAAGGCGGAGCTGCTGCGGGCTTATGAGGAGGCAAAAGCGAATCTGGAGCTGTGGGAGGCACAGAGAAAGCGCTGGGTCGATCTGGCAGGGCCTGCGGCAGAGTTTAGGAAGCACCCAAATTTGGAATCTGCGTGGCAGATGCACGAAGTTCTTTACGGCATTAGGTAATGCCCTTGTAAAGACACGAAAACATAAGGAGAAAAAATATGAGCACATACACAGATTTTATCGCCCGAAAGGCCGTCACCGGCATCCACACGGATAGTATTCAGGTGGACACGGACGACCTGAACCCGGCGCTATATCCGTTCCAGCGGGATATTGTGCGCTGGGCACTTGCAAAGGGACGAGCCGCTGTCTTTACCGACTGCGGCACCGGCAAAACAGCAATTCAGCTTGCGTGGGCGGATGAGGTCATTCGTCACCGTGGCGGCTCTGTTCTGATCCTTGCCCCGCTTGCGGTAGCACCTCAGACTGTCGCAGAGGGCAGAAAGTTCGGCATCGACGTGACGCTGTGCGAGAGCAAAACGGACATCCGCCCCGGCGTCTGCATCACAAACTATGAAAAGCTGGATAAATTCGACGGCGTGAATTTTGAGGGCGTTGTTCTGGACGAGAGCAGCATCCTGAAATCCTTTGACGGCAAGGAGCGGACACAGATCATTGACCGATTTAGCACGACCCCGTTCCGCATGGCCTGCACTGCTACACCTGCCCCAAACGACTTCATGGAGCTCGGCAATCATGCGGAGTTTCTGGGGATTATGAGCTACGCAGAAATGCTCGCTATGTTCTTTGTCCATGACGGCGGGCAGACGTCGAAATGGAGACTGAAAGGCCATGCTGAAGAGGTGTTCTGGCAATGGCTAGGCAGTTGGTCAGTTGTTATGGAGTCCCCCGGTGATCTGGGCTATGAGATGGAGGGCTACGACCTGCCGGAGCTGCGGATACATGAGATCATTGTAGACGGCGAGACACCAATCACAGAAACAATGACCCTCACCCAGCGCAGACAGGCCAGACGGGACACGCTGGAGATGAGATGTCAGGCGGCGGCTGCGTTGGTAAACGGCTCAGATGAGCAGTGGATTGTCTGGTGCGACCTGAACGACGAGAGCAGTAGGCTCCATGACCTGATTGCAGACTCCGCAGAGGTGCGGGGATCGGATCGAAACGAGGACAAAGCCAGACGGATGCTGGCGTTTTCCTCCGGGGATCAGAGATGCCTTGTCACAAAGCCATCAATCGCCGGTTTCGGCATGAACTGGCAGAACTGCGGCAAGGAGATTTTCGTGGGGTTGTCGGACAGCTATGAGCAGTACTATCAAGCTCTGCGCCGGTGCTGGCGGTATGGACGGAAAGACCCGGTTGACGTTTATATCGTCATCAGCTCTAAGGAAGGCCCCGTCAAGGCCAATATCGCACGGAAAGACGCCGACAATCGGCGGATGCGTGCCGCCATGGTGGAGCAGACAAAGGAGATCACCAAGAAGGAGCTGCGGAGCACTTGCAGGCTTTCGACCCCTTACGAGCCGCACACCGCCATGATTTTACCCAAATGGAAGGAGTTTACCCATGAATGTGCTTAACCAGGTGCTGGGAGAACGGTTCGCCGCATATCAGGGGGATTGTGTCGAGGTGACAAAGGGTCTCCCGGACAGCAGCATCCATTACACCATCTTCTCCCCGCCGTTTGCAAGTCTGTATACCTACTCCAACAGTGACCGGGACATGGGCAACAGCAGAGACGGAGACGAATTCCAGGAGCATTTTCTGTTCCTGATCCGGGAGCTCTACCGAATTATGATGCCGGGGAGATGTGTTTCCGTCCATTGCATGAACATTCCAGCCATGAAGAGCCGAGACGGGTATATCGGGATCAAGGACTTCCGGGGAGACATTATCCGTCAGTTTGTCAGCGAAGGTTTTATCTACCATTCTGAGGTCTGCATCTGGAAAAACCCGGTAACGGAGATGCAGCGGACAAAGGCGCTGGGGCTGCTCCATAAGCAAATCCGCAAGGACAGCGCCATGAGCCGTCAGGGGTTGCCGGATTATTTGGTGACATTCCGAAAACCCGGAGAGAACCCGGAGCCGATTTCGCACACGCATCAGACGTTCCCGGTGAGCGTCTGGCAACAGTACGCATCTCCGGCGTGGATGGATATTCGCCAGAGCAACACGCTCCAGCGGAAGTCCGCCCGTGACGAGAAAGACGAAAAGCACATCTGCCCGCTCCAGTTGGACGTGATCGAGAGGGGTATCAATCTCTGGACAAATCCGGGAGATATTGTGTTTGACCCATTTGCCGGGATCTTCTCCGTCCCCTATCAGGCGGTTATTATGGGACGCCGGGGAATTGGGATCGAGCTGAAAGAGAGCTACTTTGCACAGGGCATCAACAATATGCAGGATGCGGAGAGATACTACGGCATTAACGGCGCTGATACTACCGTCCGATTGCAGTATGTCCCTGCGGAGGTCACGCATGGGACGTCAGATGCCGCAGACACGGAGACCGTCAGCCTCTTTGACCTGATGGAGGTGGCAGGATGAACACCTACAACCGAGGCGACGCAGGCCGCCGCGCTGCCGCCGAGATCAGGCGAAATGCCTCTGAGCTGGGCATCTCGTTGCGGGAAGAGATGCGGCACTTGGGCCTTAACACAAACGCTCTGCTCTGGACGTGGGAGCACGGAGGCCACGACCCCACCAGTGCCGCGATATACGCCCTCTGGCTGGGCGGATATGACATCGTGTATATCGTTACTGGGGTGAGGGAGGCTGACCCGGATGCGGCACGGGCTGCAAATGCGCATCAACGAAAAAAAAGAAAGCTGGTGACAAGATGAACGGATACTTGCAACGGCAAAGCGCACAGACGCAGGCTTACATACAGGCCACCTGCGATATTTACAGTCAGTGGGTGCACGATCACGCCTGCCTGGTGTTACACGAAGAATTTGGATTCGGGCCGGATCGGCTGAAACGGTTTCGGGAAGCTCTGGGCAAGTCCATGATCGAATATGATCTGGCGCTGAGTTCGTCAAAAGACCCGGTTGAAGCGGGGAAAATCGACGAGCTGAGAGGGAAATTAGACAACGCTATGAGACAGCTCGTGCCGGATGGTGAGCCGTTTCTCCCGTTTGAGGAACGGTTCCCGGCGGTGAAGAAGCTGGGGTATGGGAGGAAAAAGCCATGACCCACCTCGGAGACATCACGAAAATTGACTGGTTCCACACCCCGCCCGTGGACGTGGTGACACGGAGATATTTTTGAGAGGAGGAAGCGATGTGAGACTGATTGATGCGGATGCGCTGGATTTAGACCGTGAGGTTGAGATGGCTGACGATTGGAACACAGCGCACGAAATAGCAAACTGCGTAAAGTATGCCCCCACCATCGACGCTGTGCCGGTGGTGAGGTGTAGGGAGTGCAGGTACTGGGTGGGCGATTTTCCTGGAGCCACGGAGCACGTTAAGCGGTGCGAGTTGGCTGGGTACATGGTTGGAGAAAATGGATATTGCGTATACGGAGAACGGAAGGAGGACGACCATGAGTGAATATATCAGCCGGGAGGCGGCGCTGGAAGTATTTTGCATGTGGTGCGGCATTTGCCCGAAAGAAAAGCAGAAGCCGCTGGAATGTGATGATATTCTTGGGAACGTGTTGCATAGCCTCCCCGCCGCCGATGTGCGGCCGGTGGTGAGGTGTAGGGAGTGCAGGCACTGGTCCGAGCATCCAGAGGGCTATCTGGGAGTCTGCTCATTCATTTCCCGCAACTTTGTCATGGAAAACGGATATTGCGCATGGGGCGAACGGAAGGAGGAGGAGCAGGACAATGAATAGAGAAATTTTATTCCGTGGCAAGCTGCTGAGAACCGGGGAGTGGATAGAAGGCTACTACTGCAAGACGAGTGATACAACCTACGCATTTTCTGAGGATTATGATAGATATCCTGTGCCAGAACATCATTGTATCCTCGTTGATGAAATAACTGACTGGGGACTTCCGAACCGTCCAACACTGCACGAAGTTGATCCTGTTACCATCGGCCAGTACACCGGTCTGAAAGACCGCAACGGCAAGCGGATTTGGGATGGGGATATCCTCCTGTTTACGAACACAGATAACGAGCAATCACTGTATGATGTGCGATGGGACTATCACCGTTGGCTGGTGCAGATGCACGGTGACTATTCAGCCATGCCGGACGATCTGGACGATTTTTTCTGCCAGTATGCAGAAGTTATCGGAAACATCCACGACGACCAGGAGTTGTTGGAGGTGACCCCAGATGCCTAATTTATTCAGCCGCTTATTCCGCCCAAAACCCCGCATTCTGATTTTCTCCTGCACCGCCTGTGACAACGAGTTTGCCCAGCATCGGATCAACTGCAAATTTGTGCCAGGGCTGGGCGGGGATCGGTTTTACTGCAAGTGCCCCGTGTGTGGGGAGAAGTGCTGGACGCATGATAGATCTGAAGGAGGAAAATAGATGGACTGGAAAAAGGAATCAATTACCAACCTCAAACAGTACGCCATGCGCAAGAGCAGCCTGGAACGCACTGCTGAGGAAATCAGACGGCTGGAGAGTGACGCCGCCCGTATCAGAAGCGCCACCGCAGACGGTACGCCGGTGCAGGGCGGTATCAGCACCAGAGAGGACGCCCTGATCAACAACATTGCCCTGCGGCAGGAGTTGGAGTGGGCGAGAGAGGGCACGCTCCAATGGCTCAAGGGGATGGATGATGCCATCAACCAGCTCTCCACGGAGGACAGGCTGGTGCTGGATCGATTCTTTATCCATCGAGCAAAGGGCAATCCTGATCGGCTGCGCGAGGAGTTGCACGTGGAGATGTCGCAGGTGTATGAGCGTCGGAACGCTGCCTTACATCGGTTCACCCTCCTCCGCTATGGAGCGATCGAGACCTGAAAACCGGAAAAAGACCGGAAGATTTTTCCGGGAATCCGTGTTATTCTGATACCATCAAAGCGCATCTGGTAAGGGAGACGGTCCCGCCTCCTTCCGTCAGAAGGCCGTTCGACTCGGCCTGTGCGCTAAAGAGAGGTCACAGGATCAGATACCCTGTGGCCTCTGCTCTTTACAGAGAGCGGTGTGCCGGACGGAACAGCCGGCGGGTAAGGGCGGGTACTAAACTGGTCGAATTCGACCATGTTAAAAGCGAGGTGAGCCCCTTGTGGCTGATTGGCGGAAGATTAAAACAGAATACATCACTGGCGACGTCAGCCAGCGGGCGCTCGCTAGAAAATACGGCGTATCCAGCGGGAGCGTGAGTAAGCACGCAAGAGCTGAGGACTGGGACGCAGAACGGGAAGCACACAGGGAAGCGGTTGGAAGCAGAACGAAGCAGAAAACTATTGAAAAAATCTCTGACGCCGAGAGCGATATTGCCGCTCTGAAAGCCGAATGCCGCCGACTGCTGTGGGAGGTCACCCGTGATCGCATTAAAGGCATTACGAAAGCCACAGAGGCCGCAGACGTGCGGCGGTACGTCCAGAACTACACCGACCTGCTGAACAGCGAACCGCAGGGGACAAGGGCAGACGAGCCGCAAAACAACCTCTTTGACCAACTGGAGGCGTCTCTGAATGAACTATCGGCGATTCAGCCCGAAACAACTACAGACGCTGCTCTGGTGGAGAATACCGGAGCTGATGACCCGTGACGGCATTATCTGTGACGGCTCCGTCCGTTCCGGCAAGACCGTGGCTATGGCAGTCGGCTTCATTTTGTGGGCGCAGACCAATTTCAACGGTCAGCGCTTTGCTCTGTGCGGCAAGACCATTGAGGCGCTGCGGCGCAATGTGACAAGTCTTCTGCCCCAGTGGCTGGAGGGCATCTGCGAAATGCAGGAACGCCGGAGTGACAACACCCTGACGGTGACCGCCTTCGGGCATACCAACGTCTACCATGAGTTCGGAGGCCGGGACGAGAGCAGCTATGCTCTTATTCAGGGCATGACGCTCTCAGGCGTCCTCTTTGACGAGGTGGCGCTGATGCCCCGCTCCTTTGTGGAACAGGCACTTGCCCGATGCAGCGTGGAGGGGTCAAAGTTCTGGTTCAACTGCAATCCTGCAAGCCCCGCTCACTGGTTCTATGTCGAGTGGGTACGCCGTGCGAAGGCAAAGAATGTCCTCCACCTGCATTTCACGATGGAGGATAATTACAGTCTGTCGCCCGCCATCCGCAAGCGGTATGAGAGCCTGTATACCGGCGTCTTCTATCTGCGCTATGTGCAGGGGCTGTGGGTAGCGGCAGAGGGGCAGATCTACGATATGTTTGACCCCGAGCGGCACATGCTCCGACAGCTCCCGGAGACGGCAGGCAGCTATTATATTTCCTGCGACTACGGCACCCAGAACCCCACCGTGTTCCTGCTCTGGCAGCAGGAGAAGAGCGGGAGCCGCCGCTGGGTCTGCCTGAAAGAATACTACTGGTCTGGCCGGCAGAAGATGCGGCAGAAGACAGATGGAGAGTATGCCGACGATCTGGAACGGTTTCTGGGCGGCGTCAAGCCCAGAGCGGTCATCGTAGACCCCTCTGCCGCCAGCTTCATCGCCTTGCTGAGACAACGGGGGTATGCGGTTCAGACGGCGGACAATGCCGTACTGAGCGGCATTCGGCTTGTGGGGCAGCTGCTCCAGGAGGGCAACCTGATCTTCTCCGATACCTGTACCGAGACGAAGGCCGAGTTTCAGGCCTATGTCTGGGATGATAAGCCGGGACCGAACGGGCAGGACAGACCCATCAAAGAGAATGACCACTGCATGGACGCTGTGCGGTATTTTGCCGGCACCGTGTTACAGAGAAATCAGGTCAGAGTTGGCCAGAGACCGAAAGGAATGTAATCACATGATCCTTTACATCGACAAAACCGAGGTGCCCGACCTCGAAAACCTTTCCCCGTCCGTCCTCCGCTACTGCATCCGCAAGGCGGAGCAGGCCAGAGGGCGGTATAAGCACCTGATGGACTACTATCTGGGGCAGCATGACATCTTCCTGGGCAAGCCTGGCACCAACGAGGTGCGGGTCTCCGCCAACTACGCCAAGTACGTCGTGGACGTGACGCTGGGCTACTATCTGGGCGAGGCAGTGAAATACGACGCCAACCAGCGCCGGGACGACGGAGATAAGGCCGCCCACGACGACGAGATGGAGACTATGACGCCTGACCTATCCGGTTCGGACGTGATCGACCTTTCCCCGCTGCTGGACTGCTACGACAGCCAGCGGATCAGTCAACTAGACCTTGAGCTGGGGCGCACCATGGGCATTATGGGCGATTGCATGGAGGTCTGCTACGCCTCCTCTGACGCTGACCCCAAGCCCCGGAGCGCCCGGATCAGCCCGGACAATGGCATTCTGGTCTGTGATTCCACAGTGGAGCACAACAAGCTCTTCGGCATTGTCTGGGAGCAGCGAGAGAACACCAACGGGCAGAAGTACTATGCCGCCACGGTGTACACGGACCGGACGGTGAGGGACTATCAGTCCTCCGATCTGGAGACGGCGCTCTTTCACCCCGTCAGCCCCGCCACCCCCCACTATTTCGGCGCTGTGCCGGTGATCGCTTACGAAAATAATGCCCAGCGGCAGGGCGACTTTGAGCAGGTGATGAGCCTGATCGACGCTTACGACCAGCTGCTCTCCGACCGGGTGACGGACAAGCGGAAGTTTGTGGACGCCCTTCTGGTGTTCTTCGGCATGACGCTGGCCCCCGGTGAGGAAGAGAAGCTGGTCAAGGAGAAATTTATCGACGGCGCCCCGCTGGACGCAAAGGCGGAGTACATCCAGAAGACCTTCGATGAATCGAGCGTTCAGATTTTGGCGGACGCCATCGTCCGGGAAATCCACAAGCAGACCATGACGGTGGACATGTCGGACGAAAAATTCTCCGGCAACGCCTCCGGGCAGGCGCTGAAGCTGAAGCTGTTGACCATGAATCTGCTGGTCAAGGGCAAGATCAGACAGATGGAGAAGGGCTTGCAGGAGCGGTTCAGCCTGTATAACCACTGGCTGAATGTCAAGGGCGAGATGGACCCGGTAGGCGTCAATGACGTGGATATCGTGTTCACGGTGAGTATGCCCATCAATGAATCTGAGATCGTCCAGATGGTGACCAGCTTGCAGGGCATCGTGGACGACCAGACCTTGCTGGGGCAGCTCTGGTTTATCAAGGATCCAGCTGAGGCGTTGGAGAACATCAAGCGCCAGAAGCAGGAGAATCAGGAGGCTTATCAGCATACCTTCCAGACCGGCGATGAGGCGGAAGAAGAGGAGGCGGAGCGGAAGTCCCGCCGCTTCCTGACAGATGAACAGTAAGAACTACTGGAAACGCCGGGCGCTCCTGCTCGAGCAGCTGCTGAACACCAGAGCAGACGCCACGGTGCAGCAGATTTCCCGCCTCTATGGACTGGCGCAGGAGCAGATTTTTCAGCAGATCGAGAAGGTTTTCTCCAGCTACGTCAGGGGCGGGGCGCTGAATCCTGACAAGGCCATGCAGCTGCTGACCGTCAGGGAAACTGAGGAGGCACGGGCGCTCTTGCTGGAGCAGTACCAGAGAGCGACCGGTCAGGTCAAACGGGACATCTGGGCGAGACTGTCCGCTCCGGCCTATGCCAACCGCATCGGGCGCCTGCAGGCGCTCCGGGACAGCCTCTACACACAGGCTCGCATGGTGGGTCTGGATGAGGTCAGCTACGTCCGGGACAGGCTCTCTGACACGTTGGAGCAGTCCTATTACCGGACGACCTTCGACATTCAGCAGTATACCGGCGAGGGCTATGACTTTAGCCTGCTGAATGACAACCAGATCACGGCGGCGCTTGCTGCAGACTGGAGCGGGAAGAACTGGTCAGAGCGCCTCTGGGACAACAACCAGCGCTTTGCGGATGCTGTAGAGGACACGGTCACGGTGGGCATCATGGCCGGTCTCCGCTATGACGAGATGCGGGACAACCTGCTCCACGTCATCGGCATGGACGAGACGGAGGGAGCTAAGTACCGGGCCGCCCGGCTGGTCAAGACGGAATGCGCCTACATTGCCAATCAGGGGCATCTACTGGGCTATCAGGCGGCGGAAATTGAGCGCTATATCTTCCTTGCCACGCTGGATTTACGGACGTCTGAAGTCTGCCGCAGCCTTGATATGAAGCGTTTTTCCGTGGCAGAGGCACAGGCCGGCGAAAACCTACCGCCCATGCACCCGCACTGCCGATCCACGACTATGCCGGACATGACGGATGAGCAGCTCCGGAAGGTGTCGAGGGCGGCAAGAGACCCGGCGACGGGGAAGGGTATCACCGTGCCGGGGGACATGAAGTACCGGGATTGGTACAAGAAGTTTGTGGAGGGACACCCTCAGGCACAGGCCAGAGAAAAGGCTGTGAAAAACAAGGCGGCAGACCGGGAACAGTTCCGGCGTTATCGGGCGGTTTTGGGTGAGAATGTGCCAAAAACGCTTGATGATTTCCAGAAGTTGAAGTATACTGATGGTGAGAAGTGGGAATTTGTGAAGTTGGACTACTCCAGGCGTCAAAGGCTTATCAAACACCCAGAATTGGCATTGCCGAATGCGGATCATGCAATAGCACCCGTGCCGAAATTTACGCAGTACCTCTTTAACCCTGAAAGTGCAAAGGGCTGGCCAAAAGGACAGGCAATTACGTCAAGATTGGGCTATGATAAAGATAGCTGGTCTGCAATGCGCAGGGAAATTGTGCAAGGGGCATCGTGCTATCCTGCAAGTTCAAAGGGCAACAACGGCCATGGTGACTTGTATGAGCAGAAAATGGTTCTGTATGGGACGAAAGAACTCCCCGCCAATGTCATAGTAGGCTGGATTGTGAAGCCAGATGGAGAAACCGTAATGACAACAGCCTATATCAAGGAGGTGTAGACATTGAAAATTAAACAGTACGGTACCGTTTTGCTGAAAGACGGACGGGAGGCTGCCATTGTCGAGATTTTCAGTGATACAGACTTCCTCGTTGATGTCGGCGATAGCTCCAAGGATTGGGAGACTATTCCTATTACGTTAGACGATATCGCAAAGGTTATCGACTAAACCGCCAAGACGAAAGTCAAGGCGGTTTTCTTATGGCCGAAAGGAGGCATCGGCATGTCTGAGCGGCGCATTTCCGTCACCATGGACGCTGAACTGTATGAACAGGTCAACGAGTTCCGGCACAAGTACGGTTTTCCAACACAGACAAGGGCAATTATCACCCTGATTCTGGCGGGATTAGACGCAGAACGTCAACCCAAGCAGTAAATTACAACCAAATATGTTGATTTAACCGTGTCGAATTCGATGCGGTTTTTTCATACCCATTTCACCGTGACACCGCCGGGGACTTGCGACCGGGCGGGACACAGAAAGGAAGTTTTACACATGGACGAAAACACCAAGCCTGTCGAGCAGACGGAGCAGCAGACCACCGGGACCGTGGGGGATAACCAAAACCCCGGGGGAGCGGAGCTGACCTTCGACCAGATGCTGGACAGCAATCCGGCCTATCGCAGCGAGTTCGACCGCCGTACCGGCAAGGCCGTTCAGACCGCCCGCTCCAAGTGGGAGCAGGCACAGGCGGAGGAGCAGGACGAGGCGAAAAAGCTGGAGAAGATGACCGCCGCCCAGCGGGAGCGGTATCAGCTGGACAAGGACAGAGCCGCCTTTGATGCGCAGAAGGCCAGCTTTGCCGCCGAGCAGATGCGGGTGACCGTGGGCGCAGAGCTCCAGAAGCGGGGCCTCGATGCCAGCTTTGCCAAATACCTCTCCGGCAAGACTGCCGAGGAGAGTACGGCGAATCTGGAAGAGTTCGAGGGCATCTGGAACAAGGCCATCTCCGCCGCTGTGACGGACCTGATGAGGGGGACTCAGCCCCCAAAAGCACCCAGCCAGACGGACGCAGACGACAGGATGCGTAGCTGGTTCGGGCTAAAACCCAAAAAATGAGAAAGGAATGATTTACTATGGCAAACACCATCGCACTGGCAAAGCGCTATACCGACCTGCTGGATGAGGTCTACAAGAACGCTTCTGTCACCAACGACCTCACCTCTGACCCCTCCCTGATTCGGGCGGGCGCCAACGCCAACGAGATCCTGTATCCTCAGATTGAGGTCAGCGGTCTGGGCGACTATGACCGCAACAGCGGTTACACCAGCGGTAACGTCTCCGTGGTCTGGAAGAGCGCTACGTTCAACTACGACCGTGGCACCAAGATCGCCGTGGACGCTATGGACGACGAGGAGACCTTCGGCATCGCTTTCGGCAGAGCATCCGGCGAACTGATGCGCACCAAGGTAGCGCCCGAAGCGGACGCCTTCACCTTCGCCAAGCTGGCAGGCACCGCCGGTATCTCCAAGGCGACCGCCGCCACCTATGCAGACGGCACTGCTTTCCTGACCGCCCTGCTGACTGCCATCAGCAAGATGGACGAGGATGAGGTGACCGCCGAGGGTCGTATTCTGTACGCCACCCCCACGCTGATCAACTCCGTCATGGCACTGGACACCACCAAGAGCCGTGAGGTGCTGGCAACCTTCGCCCGTGTGGTCAAGGTGCCTCAGAGCCGGTTTTACACCGCCATTGACCTGAAGGACGGCTCCTCTGAGGGCGAGACCGATGGCGGGTACGCTAAGGCTACTACCGGCAAAGACATCAACTTTATGATCGTCGAGCCGTCCTGCCTGATCAAGTGGGACAAGCACGTGGTTAGCTCCATCATCGAGCCTGCCAACAACCCGAACAGCGATGCCTATATTGCCAAGTACCGCAAGTACGGCATCGTGGACGTGTTCAAGAACAAGGTCGCCGGTATCTATCTGAGCCACAAGGCGTAAGGAGGTACAGATATGACTACCATCGGACTGACGTTCCCTGAGCCCAAGAAGGGCAAGGGCAGCAAGGGCGACAAGAAGCCCGAAGTGGGGCAGGCCCCCGAGGAGAACAAGGAGGAGTAACCGCCATGACCAGTGACCAGCTTGATATGCTTCTGACCCGTCTCCAGCTCAAGCTGGGGCTGGATGACCCGGACGACGATGTCACCGCCGCCCTCGAAGCTGATCTTGTCGAGGCAGAGGGAGAACTGCTGCTCTACCTCAACATGGATGAGCTGGCAGAGCGATTCTACCCGAAGCTGGTGGCGCTGGCGGCAGTCTACTACCAGCGGGACACGGCGGAGGCGGGACACCCCGGCATGCAGGATATCTCCGTGACAGAGGGGAACTTGAGCCAGAATGTGACCTATCGGAGCGGCGAGAGCTGGCAGGCTCAGGAGCAGGCCATCTTCCACAGCATCGCCCGCTATAGGGTGGTGACGGTATGAACGGCATCCTATTTGACCGTCCCCCCGCATGGGGGAAGGCGTGGAGCCTGTACCGCCGGAAAACCGGAACCGACTCTTATGGCGACCCTATTGCCGTCTATGACATGGATAGCCCGGACTACTCTGCTTCGGAGGGTAGTTCGGGTGCCGTGGCGTGGCAGGTGGAGGGCGGCGCTGCCAGCGTCTCCGAGCCGGGCGAACAGGTCACGGCGACCGCTACCGGGCGCATCTATGACGCCGCTCTGGAGATTGCACCCTTTGACCGGGTGCGCTTTGACGGTGCTATCTGGGAAGTGCGGTCGGTAGAGCAGTGGCCCTCTCATCGGAAAGCGACGGTGGAGCGGGTATGAGCGTAAATGTGACGGGCTTTGACGCCCTGCTGAAGGATATAAAGGAATCGCCTGACAGGCTGCAACGGGCTACCATCGTCAAGGCGCACAAGCTGGCGGAACAGGTGGCCGGACAGGCACGGCAGGGCGCTCCGGTCGGAGAGGGGCGGCTTCGGAACTCTATTCACAGCTTTGTCGAGGTCAACGGCGATACAGTGGAGGGAGGGGCCGCTACCAGCTACGCCCCCGCCATCTATCATGAATTCGGCACCGGCCCGGTAGGTGATGAGCATCCGCATCCCATGGATGGGGAGTTGGGCATCACCCGCCGCCCGGATGGGTGGAAGTACCAGAGCGCAGAAGTGGCCGTAGAGCGCGGTGAAGAGTTTGTGCCGTATGTAGAGGGTGTGCAAGCCGGAAAAGGCGGATATGTCTATACCGAGGGCGTCCCGGCCAAGGCGTTCATGTATAACGCCCTTGTGGCCAACGAGGACAAGATTATGGAGGAGCTGGGAGCCAGCGTGACGGAGGTGTTTGCCAAGTGAAGCCAGAATGGACCATGATGGTTGACCCCGTCCCGCAGATCAAAGAGGTCCTTCAAGACCTGGAAACGGAACACCCATACTCCGTCCTCTCCCGGTGGCCCCGGCGGGAGGACAGGGGGACGCTAATTACCGTCACGGAAATCACCAACCGGCAGAGCGAGAGCACCCCGGTGGTGGATCAACTGGGCATCCAAATCGACATTTGGAGCCCAGAACGGGACACACTGCGGGATCTGACTCCGCTGGTCAACGCTGCTGTCTGCGGCATCGGTTATCGGCGGGATTACGCCGGACCGGAGGAGCTGCTGCAGGGCGGCGGCTGGAACTACCGTAAGACTTTCCGCTTCGGGCGGAGAGTGGACAAGCGCTTTATGCGCCTGATCGACTAATAGAAAGGAATGATAAACCATGGCAAAACAGGGACTTGCCAGTATTGGCATTGACGTAAAGGTGAACAGCGTAGCTATGAACTACGTCACCGAGATCCCCGACATTGGCGGCAAGCCGGACAGTCTGGACGCTACCTGTATGAAGGACAAAATGAAGAAGACGGTCCCCGGCGTTCAGGACACCCCGGACTTCGAGGTTACCTACCTCTACGACAACAGCGCCGCCGATTCTGACTACCGGGTGCTTAAGGCCCTGGAGGTGGCGAAAAACATCGTGCCCATCGAGATCAGCTTCCCGGATGGAACGAAGTTTTCCAACACCTGCTACGTGACTACTTATGTGTCCGGTGTGGGCGTCAATGCACTGGTGTCCGCGAAACTGTCCTGCAATCTGCAGAGCGAGTGGACGGTCACCAACCCCAGCGGCAACGGCTAATCAACGCCCAACACAGGGGCGGTCGGAAGGCCGCCCCCTTCTCATGCGATAGGAGGATAAAACTATGGGTAGAAAAAGTTTGTCCGTCCGTCTGGACGGGAAGGAATACAAACTCCGCCTTGTGCGGGATGGACAGAAGAATCTCCGTGAGCGGTTTGGGGAGACGCCTTTGCAGACGATCATGAGTGCAGCTAACGACGAGGACCGGCTGTGTGCCTTGTTTACTGAGGCGCTGAACTGGCCCGGCAGCGGAAACGAAATCACCGACGGCGAGGAGTTTTACGATCTGCTGGTGGACTGCGGCTATGTGGGGCAGGAGCGTTTCTACGCCCTGGCGATGGATATTGCCGTGACCTCCGGCCTTGTGACCGCCGATGTGGCAAAGCGGGCAAAGGAGTCCACCAGCCGCATGATCAGGTCCGCTTACACCATGGCCTTTGACGAGATGGACGGCGTCCTTGACAGGGTCAGCAAAGCGTCTGACAAGGAGCCTGATGAGGAGGAAAACCCTACGACCCAGCCGAATGGCTGAGAAAGTGGGATGAGTGGGAGCTCCGGCTGGAAGAAGAGGCATTGATTGCCGGCATCCCCATCCATGAACTGGGCGAATGGACGCAAGGAGAGATTGAGGCCGTTATCCGGGCAAATCGGGCCAGAGAACGGCGTCGCAATCAGAATCTGTCCATCATTGCTCATCGTCATGCAATTTTGATTGCTGAACTGGTCACAGGGCATCCGGCAACGGAGGTCTACAACCACTTCCCCTTCTGGACAGAGGAGGAGACCACGGAGATGCAAGTACAGAAGTACAAGAATATTATGCAGCGCCATGCGGCGCAGGGGGTGAAGAAGCGTGGCTGATAATGCAGTGGTCAGAGAAATACAGGTCAAATTTGCGGCTGATGTGGCAAAATACCGCCAACAGCTCGCAAACGCAGGACAGGCCACCCGTGAGGTGCAAGAACGCATTGACAGTGTTGGTGAAGCCCTGAAACGGGCAAACGATCTGTCAAACCGTGAGATTTCGGCCATGAATCAGACCCTCGCTGCGGCCAGCAGACAGGCGGCCCAGATGGGCAAAGCGGCTACGGACCTATACAGTAAGTCCACGCAGCTCACCCGTGCCGTCACGGCGGAGCAGAACAACCTCGCAAAACTCAAGGCGGCCTATCAGTCCACAGAGAAGGAGGTCGACCGTCTGAAAAGCGCTTATGACACCATCAAGTCGGCCACTGAGGGACTGGACCTCTCCACGTCTTTGACGGAACAGAGGGAAAAGGCCGCTGCGGAGATGGATAAGCTGGAGCAGGAGATTCAGGCTCTCCACAATGGTATCAACTCTGCGGGGGGTGCCCCAGCATTTTTCCTGCCCGACAATACCCTGGTATCCATTGGCGAGGCAAAGAAACGAATGGAGCAGTTGATCGAAGAAACAGACCGTGCGAATGAGCGATTCCAGCGGCTGGACGAGGCAATCCGTACCATCGGAGAGGAGAACCTGGGCTATGCCTCCGCCAAGGGGCTGAAACAACTCCAGACTGACCTCGGGAGAAGCCAGCAGGAGTTGGAAAGGCTGGCCATGCAGACCCAGCAAAGCCAGAGCCGACTGACGGATTACAGTGAGAAATTGGCGATGGTGAGAGATCGGCAGGTGGAGGTGTCAGCCTCAACGGCGGAGCTCTCTGAACGTGTCGAGGAATTGAAAAGTGTTGCGACTCCCGACATCGGGCAGCGCATTGCCCAGGGCTTTGCCCGTGTGGCGGAGATGGTTCGCGGTAGTCTCAGCAGAGCATTCCAGATGGCCGGAAGGGAGGTCTCCCGCTTCGCCGGTAAGCTGATCAGCCTTGCTCCCGGCACCTCCATTCTGAAAAGCGTTGTGGATCGTCTGCGGGGAGTCAAATCCGGTGGGGACGGGGCGAATTCGGCACTCTCCGGCATAGTGCGACAGATCCGCAATATCAATCTGGCCGGAATGGCCTTACGAGGTGTTACCCTGCTGTTTGGCCGCCTGCGGAGTGTGGTACAGCAGTACCTCAGCGAGAACGCAGCGGCCAAGAACGCTGTTGACGGCTTGAAATCCGCCTTTGCCAATGCTCTGGCCCCCGCCATCAATGTGGCAATTAACGCCCTGAGCGCCATCCTGCCGTATATTCAGGCGGTCTCGAACGCCTTTGCAACGCTGGTGACCAATCTGCTGGGGGCAGAATGGACGACCATCTCCGGGGCGGCAAGCGACATGAGCGGCGTAGCCAGTGCGACCAAGGATGCAGCGCAAGCACAGAAGGAACTGAACCGGGAACTGTATAGCTTTGACGAGATCAATAAGCAGAGCGATAACAGCGGCGGCGACAGTTCCGGCGGCGGTGGCGGCGGGGGCAACGGTGCCTCCACTAGCACCATCACCGGGAACGGAATGCCGGGGCAGTTCAAGGAGTTCTTTGAGCGTTTGTTCGACCCGCTGAAAAGAGCCTGGGACAACGTCGGCTCAAGCGTGATGACCTCTATCCAAACCGCGTTTGAGACGATCAAGCAGACGGCTGTTGATATCGGCACATCATTCGTGGATGTCTGGACGGATGGCACAGGACAGGCTTGGGTGGAGAGCATGCTGGAGAACTTCCGTTCTCTGGTGGATCTGGGAACGGCTTTCGTCGGCACCTTTGACCAGGCGTGGACAGAAGCTGGCCGTGGAGATGAGGTCATTCGCTCTATTTTTGAGCTGATGACAGAAGTAAATGGCATGCTGACCGACATCCAGGACGCATTTACCAATGTGTGGAACAATGGCACCGGCAAGAAGATTTGGGGAGACATCCTTGATATTATCACCAATGTGAACGGGGCAGTTAGCGGACTGGCCGGTCAGTTCAGAAAGGCGTGGAATGAAGCCGGGAACGGCGAAGGTATCTGGCAGGGCATCCTTGACATTGTGGAAAGTGTGCTGGGCCACGTGAAAAGCATGACTGATGCCACCAAGAAATGGGCGAAAAACCTGAATTTGGAGCCGCTGATGGATAGTATTCGCAACTTGGTGGAGAAGTTCAAGCCAATTGCGGATGACCTGGGCGCGCTGCTTGAGAGACTATACAATGACGTTATTCTGCCAATCACTAAATGGCTTGCGGAGACGGGAATTCCGAATACGATTAACTCTATTGCGACCTTGCTGGACACTATTTCCGGATACGTGCATGATCTGCTGGTACACGTTGGCGTGTTAGAAGCAGATGGGAGCGAGAAGGAAAGAACTGTTTTTGATTTTGCAGACGGGATATCTAAGGCTGTCGACACTCTATTTTACGGTAAAGACAAGGCCGAAGAAATCCAGGAGCGAAGAAAGGAGCATAGACAGGAGAGAGTCGAAAACGGGGACATTCCTCACGACATTTTGGTGGACTGGTTTGCGTCCGGCGGCGCAAAAAAATGGTGGGATGGCGTCAACGCTTGGCGAAACGAGCACATTGGTGGGTTTAACTTAGGCGATTGGCTCGACAACTTTGAACCTTACCACTGGGATACCTCCACAGCAGGTGCCAGTAACCGCATCATCCCCGGCAGCGGCACGACCAAGCCCTTGCAGGGTACAGTCCGCCCCATTCTCCCGCTCAACATGGAGAAAAACTCCGCAGATGCCATCGACCGCATCAAAAAGGCCACGCTGGAGATGCGCGACCAGATGCAGGGCAAGATGGGGGTGAACGGCGACAATACCAAAACCGGAGTCAATGCCATCAAGCTTAACGCCCGCCTGACGGCGCAGGGCAAGGACGATGTGGAGAAGGTCTACGGGCTGGACGGCGCTACGATGAACACCACGGTACAGGACAAGCTGAACGAGGAGCCGGTGTCCATCTTTAACCGCATCCGGAAGACGCTGGACGGCGTGGGAATCAGCATCAACGATAAACTGAGCGAAGAGCCCGCCCCTATGCAGAAGCGAATCAAGACCATATTGGACGGAACCTCGGTGAAGTTGAACAACACCCTGCAGAATACGCCCGCAAGTCTCGCAACCGGTTTCCAGCGCAGTTGGAAGCCGGGAACGCTGTCTCATCCGAATGTGCTGAAAACCGCACCGGCAACTCTGGCTAAGGACTTTATCAGCAAGTGGAAACCGGGCAACCTGCTGTTTCCCACCGCCACATCGACGACCCCGGCCAGTTTTGCAAGCAGCACGGCAAAGAAGATCAATGATGAGCTCAGCAAGGCTCGAAATAAAATCAAGCCAAAGTTTGCAAACGTCGAGTACAAGGGAACATCTAAGGCGGGCGGCATAATCAGATTTGTGCCGAAGTTCCTTGCAAAAGGCGGCATCATCAAGCGCCCCACCTGGCTGGACTACGACAAGATCGGCGGCGAAGCCGGGGCGGAGGCCATTGTGCCACTGGAGAATAACACCGCCTGGCTGGATAAACTGGCGGATCGTCTGTACCAGAGGATGGGCGGCGGCAATTCAGGCGGCATTGGCCAGCCCATGATCGTGCAAGTGCTGATGCCGGACGGCAGAGTGCTGGGCGAAACCGTGGTGGACTACGCTACCGGCGAGGCGAAACGCACCGGGCAGCTCCCGTGGGCAGCCTACGAATAAGGAGGCGACGGCACTATGGCAAACATTACAGTATCAGACCTGTACATCAACGGCACACAGATGCCGGCACCCAAGCATCAGGGCGTGACCATCTCCACAGAGAAGGTATGGTCCGCCGATACGGGCCGTACCGCATCCGGCAAGATGGTGGGGACGCTGATTGCTACAAAGACTAAGGTCAAGCTGGAATGGCCGCCCCTGACCATGGCCGAGGTTGCCCTGATCGAGGCGGCAGTCAGCAATGCAAACAGTCCCTTTGTGCCAATGAGGTACACTGACATGACGGGGCAGACCGTGACGAAAACAGTCTACTTCGGAACGCCCACTTACACCATGTATTCCTGGGCGGCGGGCATCCAGTACGTTACCGACGTGTCCGTGGACGCCATCGAGCAATAAGGAGGACAGAGCATGTATCAAGTATCGAACGCACTGAAAGCGGCTCTCTCCTCCCAGCTGCTCCACATCCGCATCTGTACGGAGGCCGGCACTGAGCTGGACCACGACACCCTGACCTACACGGCCTCCTGCGCCTCCGGCACTGACATTGCCATCGGTAGCGTGTGCGCCGCCATGATCAGGTGCAAACTCTACGGCGCTTATGATCTGCAGGATGCCCCCATCACCGTGGAGGTGGGGGCCGAGGTGGACGGTGCTATCCAGTATGTACCGCTGGGCCGGTTTTACGTGACGAGCCAGGAGCGGGCGGAGGACAGCACCACCATCACCGCCTACGACGCCGCCTATTATGCGCTGGGCGGGGAATATACGCCGTCTGGCAGCCCCGCCACAGCCCTTGCGGTGCTGGGGGACATCTGTACCCAGGCTGGGCTAACGCTGGACTACGGCGGCGCTGACGTGGCCATAGAGGGCGATCTGACCGGACACACCTGCCGGGAGATGGTCGGCTACATGGCGGCGCTGCTGGGGTGCAACGCCGTGATCTCCCGGGAGGGCGCACTGAAACTGATCTGGTACACCGACAATGGCCAGAGCATCACCCCGGACGATTATTACTCCGGCGGGCTGTCTCTGGCCGGGGAGATCACGCTGGTGGGCGTGCGGATGACCAAAACAGTGACGGTACGGACCACTGGCACAGATGGCACGGTGACC